AGATACCTTAACCTCTGAGCCGATGCGAAAACCCTTATCATCGGTGACAAAAGATGCCTTGGCTTTTCGCCCTGTCAGCCAGATACGGAGTGAATAGGCGTAAATCATAGCCTTTCCGCCCGGTGTTACATAAGGGGTCGTCATAGCCTCGGAAGGCGAGCGAGTGATATTTGATTTTAACTGATTTAGAACCAAGAATGTTGATTGAGAATTTGCAATTGGAACTGTCAACTTAGACATGCCCTTTGCAAGAATACGAGCCTTTACAGCCATAGAAGACTGGGGGTTGAAATCGCCCTCGATATCAGAAATGGCAGGTGTGAGTGCAAGCGAGTCCCAAATAAACAACATACGATTGTTATTGTTACCAAGAAGATCTTCAATGGTTTCCAAAACAAACTCAACCGAAGCTGCCTGAACGTATAGAAGGCTGCTCAAGTCGCAACCCGCCTTTTCAAGAAAACCGGGATCGATTGCAGACTCTGAATCAAAATAAATAACATCAATGCCCATCTTTTGAGCATTTGCGGCAACCTGTGCTGCCATATAAGATTTACCAGTCGCTTCCAGTCCTGCAATCTCAACAATTTTACCAACAGGAATGCCAGAAAGTTTACCACGACAAATAATAGAATCCAGCCAGCGGGAGCCGGTTGGGATCCAATCTTTAACTTGTGTCGGGTTTTCGCTGGTTAAATCGTGGGCAACGTCCAGTCCTGCGCGTTTATTAATAAGAGCACGCATATCAGACAAACTAAGTTTACCGGCTTTTGTGCTTTTTGTTTTAGCCATTCGCATCTATTCTCCAAAATAAAGGTGTGAGGCACCTGATTACCCTGTGCCTCCCTGTGGGCGTGGAATTACGCTCCCATGAGTTCGTTGAAGGCAGCGTCAACAGAGGAAACTGCGTCAGTAGAAGGAGGAGGGGTTGTAGTATTAGTCTCCTCGCTGGTGCCTTCTTCACCGAGCAGGTAAGCATCTAAAAGTGCGCCTACTTCTGCTGGTGTTTTACGCTCGAAGAGCGTATCGAATTCTGGAATGTTTTCAAGCAATTCCGCGCATCGGTCATCGCCACCGACTGCCTCATCACATAAGACAGAGGAACGACGCCGGGGTGTAAGCTTCGTTTGAGGAAAGCTTGCGCCTGGAGGTTTACCGTAGTGTAGGACAAGATCCGTTCCTGTCTCTGTATCGGTAATATCACCGTATTCTGGATTAAGAACAAGGTTGAGCAACTGTTCGTAAACTTGCTTACCATATCCCCAGATGCGAACACCCTTTTCTTCTTCACCTCGCACGAGCACGGGTGAGAAAAACCTTTGACGTGCCATAAGAGACTTCGCCATTTTAATGCTTTCTTCGGTGCCCTCGTTAAAAAGCTTCCGAACAAAGTCGTTCAATGGATCATCCTCGCCGAAGTTCTTCTTCGGACTAAGAAATCCAGGGTTGTTTCCTACATTGTAGTGAAACCAGTAATCCTTGAAGGGATCGCCGTCAGCGGTAGGAACAATACGAATAGTCTGTTCGCCGTCTTGTGGACGCCAGAATGTATCGCGGTTGCCTCCGCCTTTTCCTTGAAGGGCATCTTTGCGAGCCTTCATTTTTTCTAAATCAATTGCCATTGTGTTTTCTCCTTTGTGACTGTTTGGTCTAGAGTCAAGGTGATCAATCTCTCACCTTGCTAAATTTAATATAACATAGTTCTTGTTTGTTGTAAAGTTTTTTATTTAAAATAATCTGGATCTACTGGAATAGTGAAGGTAAAGCCGTCAAAAAATTCACATTGACAACCGTCATTGTCCAAAGCAACAAAATCGCCCTGCATAATAACGCATACCATCTCACAACGTCCAACTTTCTTTCCGACTTCAACGCCGTCCTTGTGGACCTCAAGGGTTGCATATGTGCCCAGGGCTGACAAGCCTGCGATGACCACTCCTCGTTTCCAATATTTCTTAACCAAGTTTAATAATCTATTCATAATAATTTTCCTAATTGTTTGTTCTCTCTGTATTGACTATCAAGTATCCATAATCCTGATCATAAGAGGTGGAATGAACCTGAAAGCCAGCGCGTGCGTCTTTTCCAACGTTTTTATTAATATTGTCCGTTAGTCTTCGCAGCAATTTTCCGTCTGTTTCTAAGACTTTTGAGTTGATAGCATAATAATAACTCTTTTCCCGAATGTTGTCAAGGGGAAAAAATAACTTTTCTTCACCTTTTTCAATATTCAATATTCCAAATGTTGAAATGCGAGTTGTCTCGCCTGTGTCAAATGGAGTTGCGTGTATTGGGTCTTGGTGGTTGTAAACATTGATCATATGAATTGTGGAAACGATTAATTCATTTAGTTTGTCATAATATCCCACAATTGGCACTTCACCGATAACTTCCTCGACTTTTATATTGTCAATAAGAAACATTCGCTCAAAGATTCCAGACCGTGTATATTCTTGCAACACATTTCGAACTGTTCGCTCTTGAAGAACATTGATGTGTCCCAAAAACTCTAAATCCGGCTTTACATAAAGTATATTAATATTTCTACCCTGAAGGCTCTTGAGAATTTGCAATGCCGCGCCGGAGACAAGACCCGAACCAGACAGCACAAATAAAACATCTTGTGTAGCACTCTTAAAAAAAGTCTTCATTGAGCGAACACTCTTTTCGTATTTTTCCGGGTCTTCATGTCTTGGCAAAAGATAACAGTTTTTGCTTTTCTTTTCTATGCCCTCCGAATCGACTTTAAAAATCTTATACTGAGGGTAAGAAGAGAACTTGTCAGCAATTGCACAGCCTGCTCTGCCCAGTCCGACTATTGTATCCACTCAATCCTCCGCATATCACCATAAGACTTGCCAGCGCTTAAATTAACCTGAAACTTTCCAAGGGGCGTCTCGGCAAACAGAGCCAATAACTCCCCTATCAACTCTCGATCACTATCATCAAAGTCAATTACTATACTATCATGAAGAGTAAAGGAAATAAAGGAGTTTTTGCCCTTAAGTTTCTCAGCAATTTTAAAAGCTCTGGATAACACGATATCGCTTGTCGTGCTCTGTATTAAATAGTTTAGTGCATGGTGTTTGTCCGCTTGGATTACACGATTCATAGGAGTGACAACAACTTGACCATTCCAATATTTTCTCAATATGCCCTTGCGATCATAATGCTTTGTAGGTAACTCATCTTTTGACTGTGGGTTGTAGAGCCAAGAGAAAATTCTCTTCTTTGCCTGCTCGCGGGTTCCAACATCTCTAAACACATTCTTTAAATTCCAAATATGCAAGTCCTCTGTAGGTTGTTCTTTGCCTGCAAGACCAAGAAGAGAGCGAAGCTCTGCTGCATTGTAGTCAAGTTCTACAAAATAATCATTTGTCGGCTTAATGATTGAGCGATATTCGCCATCAAGTGTCAAAATAGGGAAATATCCCTTGTGTGTTGTCATGCGCCCCGTCTTGGTGCCATATATATTGTATTTGACATAGGGCTTGATATATTTTGACTTCTTTATAAAGTTGCGAACCTTAAGTTGGTGGCTCTCACGGGCGATCTCAGAATAATCAATGTTAAGTTTTCTTTGTCCGATGTCGTATGTGAATTCAGACAACCTCCTCATAAAGTCATAGTTCGCAGGCTTCTTCTGTGTTTTGATAACGTGGTCTGTAATCTTGTTTTTGACCTCGCAATATTCCAATAGAAACCTCTCGGGCACAAGGTCAAAGAAACAGTGGATGTCCATGCTTATTTTAGCGGCTGAAAACGACTTATAGAAGGCGTTCATACGGGCGCTAATCGTGTCCCAGCGGTTTCTAAGAAATGATGGGCAAACTTCATTTAGTGATTTACCGCCAACGAATATAGAGGCAATTAGAGCATCGTTTTGTAAAAAAACAGGGTTATAGCTCCAAGTCGCAGTTACGGCGTCGAAGTCGAACTCTTCACAATCGTAGATAAGTTTGCCGTCATTATAAATGCCGACACAATGCTTTTTATCGTCTAATGTTTGAACTAACAAGTATCACTCTTAATATCCGCCACCGCCAGAGGAGCCACCTGACGAACCGCCATTAGATATGGTGGCCACTGGTGTTTCAGCATATGCACCTTGTTCTAACACATCCACGGTTTTCCCTGGCTTGGAGGTGATCACATTTTTGGTCTGTGGGTATCTAAGTTTAGTAAATATTCTATTAATATAACTCTTGGCCGTTTCGATGTCAAGATTTTTATTTAGATCTTGTGCGTTTTTTACAATTCTTTTTAAATCGTGTTTGTTGAGAATATTTTTAAGTTCGTAATTCATTATATGTATATATGCCGTAATCCATTGAGGAGAGTTGTCCAATTCGCCTATATCTAATTTATTTCTAGTAACAAATTCGTAAATGGTTTTTTCTCGCTTGAGTTTGACAAAATTTGTTGAATAAGGGGCGACTCCTCGGTTTTCTTTATTTTTTTTAGAAACAAGATGGTGGTTGTGTTTCAAGCCGACAGATCCAGCTTTGGTAACAGTTGTCTTCCTCGGATAAGAATCGACATAACTGTTATAAAATTGAAACAAATAACTCTTTACAAGGTCATAATCATAATCGCCTGCTTTATAGTAATATTTTTCGAACAAATTGTCAATCGTTATGTCATACTGAAGCATATATTCCTGCATTACAGGCGAACCTATGTCTGCTATAATTCTGCCGGGATAATCAACATCAACCATAAAGCCAAACTTTTTTAAAGATTTCATGTAAAAATCAAAATTAGGATTATCGTAAACGCTCGTTTCTTTCAAAACGTCATTCGAATAATCAAATTCAGGTCCAATCTCAATTGATAAACCAGTGACGGACAATGGGCAATCCATTGACATAATAAACGAAGATCGACTCATTTTTGGTGTGAAACCGAACGAAATAAACAGCTTATTTAAAGATTTCATAAATTGATCAAAATTTGTTGGTCTTGCATCTTTCCCTATAAGAGAATAGGGGCGCTCTATAAAATCATTTATGACCACGGAATATAAATTATTAATATTAGTAGCGTACAGGTCGTGCATACTTTGCCACCCTTTAACCGGCTGAATTAGCGATGCAGCATCTGCCACGCCAGTATCAATAGGAGTTATGTGTTTAATATAAAATTCTCTAAAATCTGAAAACGCACTTGCTACAAAGTTTAGGGCATAATAAGTGTTTGCAGATTTTTTGTCTGGGTTTACAAGTCTGCTTAAGTATTTTTCTGATGGGTATACTATATTTCCATCTAAATCAACCTTTCCATATAAATATAGATCAGGTGAATTAAAAAAATTATCATACTTCTCAAGGGGCACAACTCTAGAGAGATAAAACTTTCTTAAATTAAAAAAAGTGCCACCCAAGCCGCTTGAGTTAAATCTTGGTGATGTTCTTAAATTTAATGTTTTCATATTGTTTTTAACCCCATAGGGCACCTCTATGTATCTTAGTAGTCTTCGGGGTCAAGATTCAAGCCATCGAATCGTGCGCCCAAGAGCTGTGCTTGCCATCGCGTGTGGTCATTAATCATCTCTACTATTAGTTCAGTGTCATCGGGGTCAACCGCCAAGTCCAGTCGGTGTCGAATTGATTTCAACTTGCCTCGACCATTGGGAACACGCGGCGACGTGTCAACTTTTCCGTTGTGGTCCCCGAAACTATCCCATTTGGCTTCAAGTGTGGTTTCCCAAGTGCTTGACCCTCCTAGGTTCATATTGTGTATTACACGAATGACTGTATAATAACCGCCCAAGCCGAAAGCCCTTGCAGCGCTCATTGAGCCCCTACTTGTCTGATAGTTGATGGCGTATCCCATCTCCAGTGGATTTGGGTCTAAGTAAAACTGAGTGCCTGGTACGAAAAAAGTAGTTCCAGCCAGATCTACCGTTACATTATATGTTTCTGCTAAAATTTCATTATCCTGCCATGATGAACCCTTAAATAATAGTGCCTCCCTTCGATAAGGCATGTCCTCTCTTTCAAAATTTATGTTCTTAAGTAAGCCTGTATTGGCAACACCAAAAATAAGATGTGGGATGTTTTTTTCATAATCAAGCTCTCTTAATCTCTGTGCTCCGGCAGTCGCTGCGCTCACACCTTTGCTAATCTCTGGGCTTTGAGATATTATAGTCAATCTTCTACCTCTAAATATAGCTTTGGGGTCTGAGCGAACATTTGGCGGTTTTTTGAATGTTTTAAACAAATCACGAACCCAAATCGCATTAGTAGACATGTTATAGGTTGCGCCAGTGCCAGTGTAATCTCGGTTTCGTTTTTTAATTAAATTGTGTAAAAACCCTGGTAGATCTTGGGTGGTGTCACCGCGTTCAGTGTAAGAACGTTGGGCGGTCGTGAGGCTGACACTCCCCGGAATCACAGCTTGCGGATAAACATCCAATACATTGGACAATATCTGTGGTGGCTCACCAGGATCGAGCGCACCCTGTGTGATCAACGGAGTTACAAATTCATTAATAAGTGAATCGATAAATTGTTTTAAATATAATGTGGTTCTCCCAGAAGCCACAACTGTTTCTAAAATCCATTTTTTATAATGATAAAAATTTATCGGCAAATCAGCTAAATTTATTTTCACCTTTTCGCTTGGGCTAGCTGGGTTTGTGTATATAATCTCTGACATTAAAAATTCACCAAAAACCTCATACATACGGCTAAAAACCCTGTGCATGTCTGACCAGTCGAATCGCCAGGTACCCAATCCCGGCTCTTGGTTTTCGCTGCCTCTGTGCCGTGTCCACATGTAATCGTAGAAGTTCGCCATTTTAAAAAAAGAAGTCACATTAGCATAAGCCATCCAATCATCCAGATTTTCCACATCACCCATGCGACCCAACATCGGGGATGCCCTGAAATACTTTCTGTCGGTGTTCTCGGAAGTGCCAAATCTGTTGTTCGAAGCCAAAATTTCAAAAGCAACTTCAAGTATGTCCCCAAAAAACACAAACTGAACTTCACGTTTCATCTCGAAGGCTGAACCCTTCCCTAAACCCTGGAAGGTGCCTTTGACCTTTTCATTTGCGGTTTCTAAATCAGATGCTCTTGAATATTCTCTGTAGTTGGGTGTGGTCCCGTCGTTGGTAAAAATCAATTGCGAATATGGTCGGATCAAAATCTTGCCGCCCACGCCTTGTGAGGTGTTGTCAACGCGGGATATCGTAGGAGGAACAACACCCAATAAGTCGAACGCACTTACAGTGTGGTGCCAAACTCGGGACGCATCTATACTTCTGTTCGCTCTACGGTGTGGAGTTAATGTCCCCGATGCATCGTCAACATGTAGCCATGGACCGTATAAGCCATTAATTAATAATTTTGCCTGTCCGATACGCAATTTTCTTATATATTGGTTTCTTCTTTTTATGGCTTCTCTTTTGGCATCGCGGGTGCTTACTTTTTCTGTGAGCTTGTCGGAATCCCAATCGGGCTGTGTCCCGCGACCGCTGAAGCCCATCTGGGCGTGAGTCCCATCGCTGAACTTGCCCTCCCAGTCAGCAGTTATGGGATCCAAATGTAAAGTTACCTCTTTGCCGTTGGAGAAATTGTGATTGCAGACCGATATATCGTCCATATATGTATTGATCAACTCTTCTATATATGGGTCATATAACAAATCACTTTTTCTATCAAACACCGTAGTTCCACCGGAAGCCTGATAGTCAATTTGTATTTCGGCAGACCCGTCTGAGTTGAAAGAAATATTGTGTTGCACTAACGACAGTATGTATATTTTTTTTTGAGCGCCAATAAGTTTCTTATATGCTGCAATTTCGTTGTCTTGGTAGCCCAAATCAGTAAAAACAGAGTCTTCTGGGATTCTATATCCCACTTCTAACTTAATTCTCTGAGCATGTTCTAAAGTGTTGTTTGCCCTACTTGCTTCACCAATGATCTGCTTTTCCGTTTCCTTGCCGATGCTATTGAGATAGGCAACAAGTCCCATGTTTTCTGGCAAGTCTCCCCCTATATTTATTTTTAATAAATCTAACCAAGTGACGCCCTTTTCTGTAAAAGATTTGATCACCCTGTCGTCTTTTGCCGTATTTTTAGCAACGGTAGAGCTGTATATCGGTTCTGGTTTTTGTAAATCAAAATACTTTCCTAATTTTGTGGCAAAGAGGCGAATAGTTACATCTATATTTGTTTCTGTTTCGGCTGGTGTCTGACCCTTGTACACAAACTCAACGTCCCTCAATACAACGCCATCATCTACAACCTGCGTTTCGGGGTTAAAGTATGCGCTCGCCAACTCAAGATCTACGGAGTGCTCATGTTTATCTCCAAAAACAAAATGTTTATAAATTCTTGGATTTGGTATCAATTCGGATCTGAGATTGTCAGGAAGCGTTGCAACAAAGTCCAACGATGTTTTGTTCTCAAATGCGTTAAACAAATCACTAATATTGTCACCCTGATGCGTTGGCGAATACGAGCGCTTGTCGGGAACGACTTTCTTTACAAAGATAGGCTGTGGGATGTAATCCATCGTGGATGAGAGGGGGAACCCAGGCTTTCCGCCGTGGAAAGTGCCCAGCCCTGCGGCATCGGGCTCTAATTCTGTGCGTCCGCAATATTTGGCGAGTTCTTCGGCATTGGCCAACAAATACGGCTGAATATTACTCATCAATTCGTCGGTGGAATCTGACATTTTTTAATCTCCTTTTTTAAATATTGTAAAGCACCAACTCAATCGGAGTGGGAATCATCAGCACATCTCCCTTTCGGATATGTCCCTCCGTGGGTTTGTGGTTATATGCGGCAATTATCCACCACAAAGAACTGTCATTGTAATATTTTAAAGAAAGTTTATAATAACGATCACCAGTAGTCCATATGTGCTCAACTGTCTTTATCCTCTGTGAAGCAAGCGCTTGTCTAAGATTGGGCATTAGCACAGTTTCATGCTGCCTTAACGTGGCTATTTTTTTACGGCGTCTAAAGTTTTGATAAAGTTTGGTATTGTTCACAAACACAAATCTTGGACGGTTGCTGTTTAAAATTTTTGGCATATATACTATAAATAGTTATTAATATTTATTTGATCCGTAAGAGAAGCACATCACTAACATGCTAATGCTACGACCAGTCCTCCCCCTCAACTATAAGGGTGCCGTCTGGCGCAAAGGTAATATTGGGGGCATCGCCGCGCCCTTTCAGAACAGTTGTGCCATCGGAGCCGGTGATCGCTGTGGCGGCGGCTTGGGATGGTCTCCTAGATGTCTTCATATAATCTGGAACTGGGTAGTCTTTGCCTGTTCCGTGTGGCCAGTCGCGATTGCGATTTTCAGCCCAGCTTAGTGGCTTGCCTGGGCGTAATGGTCCCCCGAAACCAAGCAAATTGTCATGCACTACAGTAAAAGAGAAAGTAACGGTAATTAATTTAGGGTATACTCGTTTTGGTTGCGCGTGAGATAGAAATGATGTCTCATTTAAAGCATAGTTTGGAAAGAGCACCTCGCCTTTTTTCTCTTGATAGCTTCCGTAGCCCGCTCTCCACTCGAAGACACCGGCACCAAAGTCTGGAGTGAATGAAAATTTAGAAAAAAAACCGGGCTCGTTTCGAATTAAATTGCCAAAACTTAACTTCGTATCTGTGAGGGCACCCTCAAAAGTAAACTGTTCGCGAAATGGGCTTGGCCCAAGACCTACCTGACCAATGCTATTATACCTCCCATAAACTATTTTAGCCATAGATTCACAAAATTTTAAATTTTCCAATGAGTCTTTTACATTTCTTGCGGGAAGATCGAAAGTTATATCAACTTTTCTATTTGTTTGCACATAGCGATAATCTGAGTTTATCATTCCAAAAGGCTTCTCTGGAATATCCCATGTGGCTGTGAATGATTCACTATAATCCTTTAAAAAAACTGCACGCTCGATGTCGGTTCCAATGCTGTTTTGGGCAATTCTCAAGCCAAAATAAGCTTTGTCTTTTAAGGTCTTTATAGGAGTGAATTGGTATGACATTGTGTTTTACCCTGTATAACTTGGGAAAGTCTTGTTGTAGAAGATATCGTTTGGAACTATTGTAGTTGCGTTAATTGAGATTGTGATGCTGATTGGATGAACC